CTGTTTTACCACTTAAATTCAAAGGCTTACTTATAAAGAATATATCACCAACAAATGAATTTAGTGTATAGTGTGCGTATTGTAAAGCATCTGTAATTATCTTTTGACGTTCCAAAGCGTAATTATTCATAAACAATTGGTACGCTGTTTCAAGTTCACTAGAACCCCCTAATTGACCAGCCGTTTTAATTGAAAACAAAGTAGGACTAATTACGGAGTGGCCAACCATAATATCATCAATTATACTTTCTTGCGTTAATAGGTATCTTTGATCTAAGTTATTCCCGTTTATTTGCGTAACAGTTGGAGCGTTTTCGCTACCTCTTGAGAAAGTAACTACGATACCACCTTGCTTATCTCTATCACTTGCATCACCTTTTAATTGAGCAATTAGTTTTTTCTTATCATGTTCATTATCTGGCGCTCCCGTTGGTATGTTAATCATTGTACCACCTTTGAAACTATTCACAACCTCCGAATATCTGAAGTAATTCATTTCAATACTAGCCATGATTGATTTAATTGCACCAGAATATGAAGGAATAGGATAAACCGACTTAGTCAATAAACCCGTTTTCTCGTCCAATATATGCTGCTTAGAACGTGAACTAACATATAATAAACATTCTTTATCTTCTAGGCTTAAATCTTCAATATTCTTAATCTTTTTGAATCCTGTTTTTTCTTCAGTTTGGTTACGTTCCTTCCAATTCTCAGAGTAATAGAAGAAACTTGAATCTTCCCCTTTACGAACCAATTCAGTTGAAACGTGGTGCGCATCCCAAAATTTTGAAATAGGATTTTTCTTAAACATAATAGCAAATGAATCTAACAACTCAAAGTCTTTTGCAACCATTAAAGAAATCTCATCTAAGCTAAAAGGGGCGTTCCCGTTCTTCTTAATCAATTCCCATTTTTGCACATCAGTAGTTTGAGCATCTAAACCACTTGAGGCAATATATTTCACCTTAGAATTAACTATACCCTGATGGATGGATGAGTTATAAAAAAGCCCAACTAAAAATTGAGGGTAGTCGTTTTGTTCACCCCAACTAATCCAACTTTGGCCAGCTTTTTGTTTCTCTATTGGTAAAGGAATTTTTGCCTCCCTAAATATGTATTGATCACTCATAAATGTTCTTTATTGTAGTTGTTTGTGTGAACGTTGGAATAGCAACTGAATCAGTTTTGACACGTGCTTTACCTTGTTCACATAAAAATCCTAGATTATAGTTTTCTTCATCAATTATCTCCATTTGATAAACGTAATATTGATAATCTCCCAAAGGTAAAGTGATACTAGTACCTTCGTATAGATTAAAAAGATTAAAACGCTTTTTTGTAGTAGATAAATCGGTAAGATTGCAGAAGTATTCCTTCTTAGATTGTTCATTTACAAATCGAAATAACCATATCTCAGGATAGTTATCATTCATTTTCTCATTAAGAGTTAAACAAATGCTATTGTTTTGGCTTTTTTCGATTAGAAAGAACACGTTTGACAGGTTTATTTTCTACTAAATTACTAATTTCTACAAAAATATTAGGCAACAACTTAAATAAAATCTCTTTATTTTCTTCATTTGCCACTAAAAAACCCTTTATTTTATCTATATAGACGTTTTTACCTTTAAAATTCTCTAAATATTCCATAATATAAGTATTAAAAAAGGGCAGCCGAAACTACCCTTAATTCTATTTAACATAATTCTAATTATACTAATAAAGCAGCAACGATTACATCACTAACTTTCGGAGCGTTTTTCTTTTCACGTCCTGTAAAAGTCAAAGTTACACCGTTCATGTCGTCAAACTTAGTTCCAGAAGTACGATTAAATAAGAATTTTAAACCGTTATCAACTCCTAAAACCTCGTTAGTCCCGTCATTTAATTTAGCAATTAAACAAACTCGGTCTTTTGAAAGTTTTTCTAATTGTTCAATCATAGCCGCTGTGTTACCAGCCAATTTAATATTTCCTGTTATCTCAAAACCAGTCGAAGCGTTTTCACGAGAACCGATAGCATTAACAGTAAAATCAGACATTTCAGCATCTACAGTAACTGTATAGAATAATTTAGCTCCAACGTTAGCCATTGCAGTAAGTTCACCAGCCGTACGTGTGTACGTATAGTTTGCAGCTCCTGTAGTTGCATCTCTTAATGACCCTATGTAAAGTGTCGCAACACCACCAGATGAGTCACAATTTAAGGCATTAAAGCCCGCACTTAATTCACACATATTTATAATATTTTAAAAAGGGGTTTTTACACCCCTAGATTAATAATTAAGCTCTTTTAACTCTTACAAAGTATTGAGGGAATACATACTGTACACCTAATCTGAAAGAAGTATCAACTTTCAATTTTTCGTTGTAAGCATCGTATTTAATATCAAAATTTTCATCCTCACGTGCATCAACACCTAAAAATACTAATGCTGTAGGGATTGCAAAAATTTCGTTTTGACCATCTAATGCAGGTACTGTAATAACCTCAACATTTGTTTGTGGCAAAATGAAACGAATAGAACCACCCTCTGAAGTGTATTGAATACGATCGTAAGCGTTTGAAGCATTCCAGTCTGAAATGATAGCCAAAGCCTCAGTACGTCCTGTATACAACGCAACTTCCATTTGGTTGTCGAAAATCTCTGCAGGTATCTTAGTGAAAACCTCATAAGCTGCATCATAACCGTTAGAAGTTGTAATAGTAGCGAAAGTAGTAGTAGTTTTTAATACAGCTGTATCTGCTTTTAAAGTTTTTACTAAACCGTCAAAGTGTACTAATTCAGTATCTAAAGACGCTGTATCACCTAACCATACTAAACGCTCAGCTTTTTTCTGTAATTGTTTAGTTAAGTAAGCCATAAGGATAGTTTCAAGTGGTGCAGGTAATTGACCTTCTTGGTTTTTCATCCCTAAAGCATTCAATACTTGAGTCATTTTAGTGTTTAAAGTTTCGTTACAAAACTCAACACCCATATACAAAGGTTTAGTTGTTAAAACTTTCTCAGTGAAAACTACAGACCCATCAGGTGAAGGTGTACAAGCTGCCTTTGCCTGTAACGCTACAGATGAAGAAAGTAAAGCGATTTCTCTCGAACCTTTAACACCTTCTTCTAACATTAATTTTTCAAGGAATCTTGAAGTAGAAATTAAATCTGGTGTAATGTTTGGAAGGTTGTTATCTTTCCATGCTGCTAATCCAGATACATCGTAACCGAATTTTTCTTTAAGTGTTCTTTTAATTGACATTTTGATTTTTATTTTTTAGTTAATATTTCTTTTACTGTAAGCTCCTTAGACATTTCAACTTTTTTTCTTTCGTCTTTGAACTTTGACTCTTTTACTTCTAATAATTCAGCGAACTTTGTTTCAAGTGCTGTAATTCTTGAATCCGTATCTGTGATTACTTGTTGAATGATAGCATCAAATTCTTGTTTGCTCATCATTTCATTAACAGGCTCTTCTTCAGACATAGGTTCTTCTTCTACGTTTACAGCTTCTAATTTTACTAGAACGCCATTAACGTCAATAGATACTACCCATAGTTGATCTTCATATTCAACTTGGTATTCACCCTCAGGCGCAGGAATTTGATTGCCTTCCTCATCTAATACGAATAAAGGTGTACCCTCAGCAAGTTCACCATCGTATTGAAGTACAATCCCATCAATAGTTTTAACCTCCGAAAAAACTACTTTGTTTTCTTCTTTTTTGAAGAAATCGAAAATTGATTTACTCATATTTGTTTTAATTTAATTTCTTTTTGGTCGAAATATCCCTCAACAGAATACCCACTAAACTCCCCTTTTTTTATCTTATTCCATACCGTAGGGTTATCAATTTTGTATGAAGCTATCCAAGTGCCATTTTGCAAGTTCATTGCTTTAAATTGGCTAGGAATGTGATTAGGGTTTGAAACGATATAACTAGAAATCATGTTAACCCCTTCTAGTTTCAAGTCAGGGTTGTGTTCTTCGTTTACGTTGTTATGGAATCCGTTTGTGTGAAATTTCGTTCTTATTGCTTTTATTGTTTCACCTTTGAATAATACGAATCGGTCTGGATTGCTACGGTATATTGGAGTATTTGCACTCATCATTACACCCGTAACTATTCTCTTTTCTTCATTAAAGAAATACTGAATCTTAGTTTCTTTGTTGAAAGCGAAGTAAGGTTTACCATGCGCTGGTCTTAATACAAAGGCATTAAAATCAACACCTGTATCTTCACTATCATCGATAACCAATTCGTAAAAAGGTAACATATAAAAGAACGTTTTTGTAAATATAAATATTATTATGTTAAATAGTACTTATTGCATTAACTTTTTTTGTTTTGTCTTGCATTTTCGTGATATCTGAATCAACTACTACTACCTTATAGGTAGATTGAGCTTGTATGTTTTGCTGTGTACCTTGTGTCGCTCCTATTCCTAGATTTGCTGTTGGTCCACCTCCCGTTGTTGGCGGTGCGACTTGAACTCCACTACCTAGAATCTGTTTAACCCTACTCATGTTAGAAATAATCTTTGCTGTACCCGTTGCTAGTTTAATGTATGGTCCTAGAGGGTTAACTGTATTATCTCCATTCGTTGGACTAAATGAAATTGAAGTCAAACCACTTAAAGCCGTTGCGGTGTCAATTGCAACTTGTGTAATAGCGAATGCCTTTTGAACTGCAGAGGCTTGTTTTGAAAGTCCAGCAAGTTCACCGAATATCGAACCTACTGCATTCATTAACTCCATTTTACTTTGCTTAGTAGCCTCATCAATTTGTTTTTGCCTATCAGCGCTATCCTTAGCAATACCTACTAAATTGGCTTCGTGTTGTGCTTTTAATAATTCTCTTTGACCATCTGTAAGCTCAGTGTTTGCCATTTGTTGTTCAAAGTCTTTATTCTCTAACTCTATACGCTTCTGTTGTTTTAGGTTAAAATCTTCTTCTGCTCTAATTAAATCAGCCTCAATAAATGCTTTCTGGTCTTCAAACTTTTTGTTTTGAGCTTCTTTTTCTTTTTCAGATTTAACTTTGTTTTGCTCATCTAACAGTGCTGTTTTTTCAGCATCTTGTTGAATCAATAATTGTTTTTCAAGTTCTGCAAATTCTTTTTTCTTACCGTATTGTTTTTGCATTTCTTCTAATTCACGATCGTGTTTTAGTTTTAAAGACATAATATCCCTAGCGTTTGCGTCGTCAATATTAGCAACTGTTAAATCTTCAATTTTCCTTTGTAATGCAAGTCGTTCTTGTGCTTCCTGTTCTGCTAGTTGTTTGTTTTTGTCTTTACGTTCTTTTGCTTTCCTTGACGCTTCTTCATTTGCTTTTTCAGTTTCTTCTTTTGTTTTACGGTTGTATTCAGCATCTAACACTTGTAATTCTGTTAACAATTGTCTTTTCTTGTTTCGTTCTTCTAAATTCAAACTACCTTTATAACCTAAAGCAAATGCTAACTCATCAAGTTGTTTTTTAATCAAGGCTCTTTCTGCTTCATAAACTTCCTTGTCCGAAGCCCCTTTTGCTTTCATTACACGAATATTATTCTCTAATTGAGTCGTGCCATCTTTACGTTCAGCCCTTAATTTAGTTAACAAATCTAACTCAGCCTGTAATTGGTCTTTATACGCCTGTTGTTTTTCCTTTAGTTTCTTTACTTTTTCCGCTGTTTCATCAGTACTGTTACCAAATAATCCCATAGCATCTGCAGCTAATCCTAATAATACAACAACCGCACCAATTCCTGTAGCTGCTAAAGCAATTCTGAATGCTTTCATAGCCCCTGTTGAAGCACCTACAACAAATGTATATACCTTTTGTAGTGTTGTCATTGTGCCAGTCGCTTGTGCATTTGTTAATTCTGCAGCTGTTAACGAAGTAAAAGCACCTACTAACTTTGTTTTAATAGAAGTAGCAAAGTCTGTCGCATCGTTACGTAGCTCCTTCATTGCACTAATACCTTGTGTTAAAGCTATAGCACCTTGTACCCTTAACATTTGCTTTTCAATCTCTTCAGATTGTTGACCAAACAAAGCTTGTGCACCCGTAACTGCTGAGAAAGCTCCAGCAATACCCTCTGCTGTTCTTTGAAACTTACCTCCAAACTTCTCAGGGTCGGCATCGTTGATAGCATCAGCAACGCCTCGCATTTGTTCTTTGATTTGACCAGCCCTTTTTGCAACGGTTTCAAACTCTTTACTAGCGGGGTCTAAGTTTTGTAATTGAACTGTAAGTTGTTTTAATTCCTTACGTAGGTTAACAAATGACCCATCGGTTTTCTTTGCATCCTTACCTACGTTCTCGATTGCATCTCCTACCTTGTTAACGTCTTGTACTGAATCTCCAGTGTCAACACCTACTTTAAATATTATTTCTTCTTGAGCCATTATAATGAAGCAATATAATCGTTAATAATTGTTTCTTGCGCTGTTATCTCACTTGATACGTTAGCATTTAAAACCTCGTTACCTACTCTAATAATATTTGAATAACTACTTTCTACATAGGTATAAGAACCTCTCACTTCTTGTATTACTTCTATCATGACAAACAATTTAATGTTAATTGTGAAATATCAAAACTGCAAGCATTTGAACTTGAACCCGAAGTCCTAACCGCTTGTATTGTTATTGGTGTTGTATTACTTGGTAAATCACTTGAAATAGAGCCTTCAACTGTAAAATTATTCTCTAAAGAAGTTACTTTATAATAAACAGTATTTGAATTAAAAGGATTGTACATGTCTAACACAAAGAAATCAGTAGCAGCCGCTCCACTTGTTCTATTTGCTAAAAAGTTTGAACCTAAATCTATTTTGCTTGCTGTTCCTGTTGAATCGTTGTAAAATATTTGTAAATTAGTATCTGTAGCATCTGAGCCAATACCTACTATATTTGTCAAACTTGCAACCGTTACCGTTGACGAAATACCCAAAGAGGCTGTTGAGCTTGTCATTCCGTAAAATTGCCTAGCTCCAGTATTGAATCCAGTATCAGATACACCAAAAGCAACACATATTTTCCATCCTGTTTCCATGATATTAAAAGCACTTGTTGACCTATAACCACAAATACCATTTGCAGCAGGCGTTGAAACACCAATTTTTAAACGTGTTTTTTTAGTTTGTATAGAAGTGTTTGAAACCGCTACTGCTGTCGCTGTACCTTGTAAAGTTCCTGTTGCTATATTTTCAGATAATACAGTTGTGGAGTTGTGTTGCGCTCTATAACCCCTAGCAATTTCTGAACTTCCTACATTCCAATAATTTTGAACTACTAATTTAGCATCAATTTGATTTTCTACTGCTTGTGTTGTTGGATATTTAGTATTGTTAATTACACTAAAATTAGTCGCTTTATTCGCTAACAATTCAAAGTTTGCAACATCATAAATAATTTCTTCAATACCACTTAATGTACGTGTGTAAATACTACCTGTTACGGTGTCCATATAGAATTCACCAATATATAAATCAGTTGCTAACCAGCTACCATCTCTATGGTCTGGACTTGTTGGAATCGTAGGAATACCAGCTCCCTTCTTAATAATTATTCTTCTAGTTTCATCACTCATTTGTCAATATATTTGAATTTTTAGATATTCCATTTACACCTCCTAACATTTTATAAACGTCCTCGTCAGAGTTATTTTCACCACCTCTTAATATAGGTGCATTTTTCGATTGTACATTCATTCTTTCAATCGTAACATAGCTTGTTGTATATTCTTTTCTAAACTTAAAAACTAACGTACTAACGTTTTTGTCTAAGGTTAACACGTCTCCCGTATCTAAGTCTACTACATATGCATCAGTTCCATCTACTTCCGTTGAACTCCAAGCTATATTTGCCATTGTAACACCCGAATTATACAAGGCTACTAACTCATCTGTACTAGGTAAATACCAATCTGTTTTGCCCCCATCGGTTGCACTATCACAAATACTAGCCGCATACGTTCCAGCACCTTGTTCTGCTACAATTATTTGAGTATTGAATTCACCTGTTGTGGTGTCGTCTGAATTGATTTCTATGTAACTTCCATTATACCAATTGTCTGAGACACTAACATCCCAGTATTGTAACATATAGTCATCGAATTGCTTTACATTAACTATAGCCATTATCCTAGATATTTAATTAGTTCAACTTCCGTAGTACCATAGGCATCTGAATCGAAATCTTTGATAGTGTTTAATCGGTATAACACTCCGTCAATTAATTTAAGTTTAGCAAAGTCCAATTCGTTAATATCTTTATATGAAAGTTTCAAATGTAAATTTACTAATTTAGAATCAATCGAGGTTATCTCATTCAAGAATTTCTCATGATACTTTGTGAACGTGTTTACGCTAGGCACTGCTTTAATACCGTCAAAGGTTGCATTTCTAGGTGCAAAGTGTAAATCAAATAAGGGCTCAAAGTTTGTGTTGTCTTTAAATCTTAAATGGTGAATCAAAGGATAATCGTATTTAATTTGCCAGTCTCCTGTTGCACTACCTTCAGCATTATAAATATTCACAACACCACTTCTTAAACCATTGTAAAAACATAGCATTCCTTTACCCTTATAAGGCTTCGAAACAGTTACATTATTAGAATCTATACTTTGTTCTTTAACCATAGGATAAATTAATAGGCTGTTTTCAATCTTATAAGGTACGTATGTATTAAAAGGTAGCTCGAATTTCACCACTCCATTTAACCACGTATCAATTTCTAGTTGTTTTTCACCATAACTAATGCCCGCTAAGTCCCTATATTTCGTGTTTAGATAGTCTTTCTCATCACTAAATCGGTATGAGTATACATTACCTTCAACAAGTGAATTTGATTGTATTGTAATGTCTTTATTTTCGTCTATTAAATCAGTCCAATTATCATACTCTTCTTGTGGTAAATAGTAGTTTACGAATGAA